AAGGGCCTAAAGATTTGATTATATTATTTCGCTATAAATGTCGTCAAAAAGTTTAGATCGCAAAATCAGGTTAAATCCAACAAATTATCCAAAAACTAAATTATATGAATACTTGAAAAGAAAGAATATCAAAGGTATCTCAAAACTCAATAAGCAAAAACTAATTGAAATAATTAATAATTCAATTAGAAAAGGGAAGAAACAATTATCAATGATTGTGAAAAATATTAAATCCAAAAACAATCAAATAAATATGAAAGTAATAATTGATGTGGCAGAACAATGGGAAGCGGATGAAGAAGTTGAAGATGATGAATTTCTTGAACAAATAGAGAAAGAATTTCAAGATAGATCAAAAAAAATCAATAGAGAGAAGAAGATTGAACAATATAATCCAATGATTGAAAATGAAAGAAATATGTTGAATCGTGTATTGGAAGGATTGAAAGAAACAATGAGCGATGATGAAATCAAGAAAGAATATCCTGAATATTATGTTATCATAATGGATCGTCAAAAACAGAAAGAACATCAAAGAAAACTAGAAGAAGGAAGAGAGAAGAAGAGAAAGTTAGATAGGATGATGAACGAACTCATTGTAAAAAACAATGAAATGAATGAAAAGAGAAAGTATGATAAGTTGATTTTGAATCAAAGCAAAGAACATCAACAGAAATTATATAGTTCAGGGATAGATATCAAAAAACCACATATATTGTCATGGATCGACATAATTGAAATGTATTTATTGAAACTAATAACCAATAATAATTATGGAGTGATAAGTTTCAAATCAACAACTTATGATGATGCTGGAAATATTGACGATAGTAAAATCTCCCACTACACAATAACAAGAAAGAATTATGAACATATTATTTCTTTACTGGAACCATCAGTTGGAACGAGAGCGAGGCAACTTAGTCATTCTGATATGGAATTGACAAATTCTTTAATTAGGGATGGTGTTGATGAAATCAATTTTAAACTAGTGAAAAGAGCAACATTGAAGAAAAGATTGAAACATGATGGATTTTTCAAATATCGACACAATTTACCAATTGATTTGAGAAGATATCAGATTTTTCACAAAGATGATGTTATAACAGAAGATGAATATTTACCATGTGTTGTTTTTTCAATGATTCAATCTGGAATATTATCTAACGGTGAAATCAATATGTTGAAATCCATCGTTAAATATGAATATGTGCCAGTAAAGAAATATGAAGAGATAGCAGAAAAACTAAACTGTAAAATAATTTTATCTGATCTTGGAAATACAAGTGTATTACCTTATGGTAGCAACAAAGATAGGGTGATAAAATTATGCAGAGTAGATGAACATTGTTTCATAAATGATGGTAAGAATGTAGATATCACTGAATATGCAATAAAACACTATGACGATGTAAAAAACATCAAAAATTTTCACAAGATTGAGAAAAAGAGGAAAGGAATATACAAGAAATCCAATAAGAAGCAGATATCAGTAATGAGATGTCTAAGATATTTAATGGATGATAAAGAGATATTCTTAGAGAGAGTGATTAATCACATTAAGTTGAAAAAGGATGACGAAAGAAAGATAGATAATTTAGAATTTTGCGAAAATGAATGCACAGAGATAAAGTATAGTGACGTGGAAAATATCAATAACAAAGACAAAGAAATAATATTTTTTGATTTTGAGGCAACAACGGATCAAAAAATACATGAAGCGTACCATATCAGAGCCATTAAGTTACAAGGAGAAACAATGAAATTTATCGAATCAAAATGTTTCGATGGTGAATATTGTGCCTTAAATTTTTTAAAATGGATGAAGAAGGATTCCGTGATAATAGCTCATAATATCAAATACGATTTACAGTTCATATTCAAATATTTGATATCAGACAAATTGATAGAGAGAGATGGAAAAGTGATGGGTGGATCTGCAATGTTTTATAATAAAGAAACAGAAAAGACCATCAGATTGACATTTAGAGATTCATACTTTATGATATCAACAGAATTATCACAATTCAGCAAAATGTTTTTGAGCGAAGAAGAGCAGAAGTCAATAAGGAAGGAAATAATGCCTTATAAAATATACACAGCAGAATCAGTGAAAGAAGATAGATACAGTTGTAAAGATGCAATGAAATATTTAGATAAAAAAGATAGAATCGGATTCAAAGCAAATGTCATTAGATGGGGATTAAGAAATAAAGATGGAACATTTGACCATCTTGAATATGCAAGAAAATACTGTGAAATGGATGTATTGCTATTGATGAAAGGATACTTGAAATTTAGAGAATGGATAATGGAAACGACAGAACTTGATGTGATAAATTACACAACAATAAGTTCAATTGCATACAGTTATTTGAAGAAGAAAGGGGGGTTAGAAGGATGTTACGAAGTGGGAGGAGTAGTTAGAGAATTTATGCAAAAATGCATTGTTGGAGGAAGATGTATGTTAGCAGATAATGAGAAAGTATTGAAGGATAAATTAATTTCTGATTTTGATGCTGTATCTCTCTATCCATCTGCAATGTCAAGAATGGGATTTTTGATGGGAAAACCATTTGTGTTAAAGAGATTAGATTATGATTATTTGAGATCATTGGATGGATATTTTGTGGAGATAGATGTGACGAAAGTGAATAAGAATAGGATATTTCCTCTCATGAGCAGAGTGAGCAAGAATAGCGACGATGCTGAAAAAGATGAGAGTGAGAAAAATATTTATGGGACAAGAGAATTTGATAATAATTTATTGGGAACACATTATGTTGATAAGACAACATTAGAAGATTGGATTGAATATCAAGACATTGAATTTACAGTGATCAGAGGTTACGGATTTAATTCAGGAAGGAATTATGCAATAAAAGACATCATAACAGAATTATTTGAGAAAAGAAGAGAAGCGAAGAATAATGGTAATCAGATACAAGAGATTTACAAACTATTGATGAATAGTTGTTATGGAAAGACAATATTGAGAGATATGAAATACAACATAAAATACATTAAAGGTGAGAGTGAGGCTTTGAAGTATATATCTAGACATTGTGATTACATAAGAGAATACAATTCAATACATGGAACGAATAATTATAAATGGAGAATAAAGGAGTTAAAATCAGTTGATGATTTACAAACATGCCCTCAAGTTGGGGTTGAGATATTGAGTATGAGTAAGAGAATAATGAATGAAGTAATGTGCTTAGCAGAAGACATCGGAGTTAATATCTATTATCAAGATACAGATAGTATGCATATTGATAAAGATCAGATCGAAGATCTATCAATGTGTTACAGAGAAAAATACAGAAGAGAATTAATCGGAAAAGAAATGGGACAATTTCACAATGATTTCGACTTTGAGCATGATAAAGGGACTGAACCTGTTTCAGTTGAATTAATTGCTGTTGGCAAGAAATCATATTGTGATAAAGTTCTATGCATCAGAGACGGAAAAGAGACATATGATTATCAGATTAGATTGAAGGGAATACCAAGAAATTCCATAGATGACATAGTTCATAGACAATATGAAGGAGATTATATTGAGATGTACAGAGATTTGTACAATGGAAAAGAAATTGAATTCAATTTATTGGCAAACAATAAAGTAAAGTTTGTGTTTAACAAGAATTTAACAGTTTCGAACAGAAAAGAGTTCAAGAGAAAAGTTAAGTTTTAGATTTCATTTATAATGTATATGTATATGCTGGTGATAATATTTTTCACATTATAAAGTATATGAACATTCAAGAACTCTCAAGCGCGCTACCAAAACCATGGTTATCTATCAATGCAAATTCTTTATCTTCAAACGATGTAGTGTTGAATAGCTCTGTTTCAACAAATTCAGGAACTGGAACTCTTCCAATAACTCCTGCCAATTTAGTGAATGGTGTAATTGGTAGCACTGCACCCGTCAGTACAACATTTACAATTCAATTACCAACAGCGGCTGAATTAAATGCTTATTTTTTGAGTTTATCATCAACTGTATTAGCTTTGAATTCAAGATTTAGTTTCTATGTATCATCGAGTGCAGGATCAGTGAATATTCTAATTGGTGGAGGAGTATCGACTTTTAATGCAGCAACTGAAATCGCTTTTGGCCCAAATACTCAGAAACAATTGATATTTGTTAAAACAGGAGCTTCCACATGGGTTGTCTATTTTTAAATTATGATTGTATCTAATAAAACAATTAGTTACAATTAATCATTACGATGCATAAGAGGATGATAATTCAAATGAATCACCTCTCCATGTACCATTAGTATCAGAAAATTGTCCAGTCATGGAAATTGTATTAGACCCAGCAGGGAGCCAAACAGAATCAATAATAGTTGAGCCAAGAAGACTTGTACCAAGATCTCTCATGATGTGACATGCTAAGAATAATCTATTACTCGGAGTGCGTAGCTGAATTGTATTAGTGACATACAAAGTTTGATTAGTGACCGCACCTGCTGGAATAACTGTTGTAAGAGCTGTAGTACCATTAATTTTAAGACGTATTGTAAATGTAGTCATGGCTCCAGTAGAGTACAACCAATCAGCAAACATTTTTATGGTAAAACCAGCCGCTGTTGGTGGAGGAATTACAAGACTTCCTGATAATGTTCCTTGGATAATATTTGTTTCAACTGTTGTGGCTGTGAAACCAATTGTCGTATTACTTAATGTACATCTAGTTGCTGGAATTGAATTTGACAGTGAACTTGTTAATGCGTATCCATTCAAGTACAAATTTTGAAAAGGATTAGCTGTTGTTCCTAAATTACATGTTGTTGAACTAGTGCGAATATCACTACTTGCATTTGGAAACAATACTGAATTAGATGTAGAATTTGTTGCAAGAGACCCCAAAATAATAGCATCATTAACACCATTTGGAATCGTATTACCTCTCCCAATGATTGTATTTCTAGAACCATTACCATTAGAATTACTAAAACCATAAATGAAAGAACCACCAGATGAATTATTATCTGTATTTCCATTGCCATACAAGATATTTTGACCATTCAAAGAACCACCTGCATTATTACCGTTACCATAGAGAACTGATATACCTCCTGTTGGTATTGGAATTGTATTATTTGAACCAACGCAAATACTATTCGTACTTGGATTAGTGTTTGTATTACCAATTGTTACTGTTGCAGAAGAAGTCGAAATGCTATTAACATTTGTGAGATTTTGCACTCCCATATTTAAATTACCAGTCATTGTACCACCAGCCAAAGGCAAGAAAGGTCCACCTGTAACAGAAGTTGTTGAAATACCAGAATCTTTGATAACTTTTCCTGTTGTTAAATTAAATGAGCATAAATTATTATTAGTTGCACTTGCAGGACCTGTCACAAGATCATTTGCAACTTTACCGTTCAAATTTGTAACATTTGTTATTTGATGAGAACCCATATCTAAATCAACAGTGCTAGGATTTGCAAAAGTACCAGTGGCTCCTGTTGCTCCAGTTATTCCGGTTGCTCCAGTATCTCCAATATATCCTGTTGCTCCTGTGGCTCCAGTGGCTCCTGTTGCTCCAGTTGCTCCAGTTATTCCTGTTGCTCCCGTGGCTCCAGTGGCCCCAGTTGCTCCCGTGGCTCCAGTGGCTCCTATTGCATTAGTTGTTCTGTATGTAACAACTGTTCCATTTTCATCAACTTGTGATAAATTACCTAATCCAGAAGACCAGATATTTGTGCTATTGACCGGTGCATTGGGAACACCAACTTGATTATTGAGTGTTATCAGATTTGTTTCAATTTCTGTGGGTGAAATTTTATTAGCATCCAATCGATTGCATACAATATTTAACCACGTCTTTGCCTCTTTTGGGCCAGAACTAAACTCACGTATGTCCATATATAATTAGTATGCATATTTTTTTCAATAGTTATATATATATAATGCAAGATCAAGAAAAGATAATGGCAATGCTTCAAAGGAATGCTAATTATAATGATAGAACTGGATCAACATATGGTGCTGGATACATTGGTGGTTATGGATCAGATGGTGATAAAGAAAGGTTATCATTAGCGGCAAGTGGTGGAATGTACATAGGTGGTTGCTCAAATTGTGGAGAACATTGTATGCACTGTGGTGCTGGATACATTGGTGGTTTCGCGAATGAAAGATTATTGTTTGGAAAGAAGGTATATCCAAATAAAAAGGAAAGACAGCTAAAAATAGCTGAATATCTACATCAACCAGGTCGCGAAGCTGATCTTGCTGAATATAATGCTGTGATTGAAAAAAGATCTAGAAATGCTAAATCAAGAATGTATAAAGATGTAAATGCAGAAGTTCTTGAGTTTAATCCAGAGAATCCTCTTGTGAAATTTAGATCAAATATTGCTGCTCAAAGAGAATTACCAGCAAATAAAGATAAGACGTATAGACAATTAGTTGAATTATTGCAAGGGAAACCTATGAGAAAATCGAGAGTTGCTGCACCAAAAAAGAGAGCTGCTGCACCAAAAAAGAAAGTAGCTAAAAAAGTAAATCATAAAAATTACGGAAAATGTGCTGATTCGAGAAATCCAGGTTTAAAAGCATTCTGCAATTATGCAGCAGAATATAGAGAAAAACATCCAGGAGTTGAAAGAAAAAAAGTGAATGATTCTTGGAAGAATATGTCGGAATCTAAGAAAAAGCAATATTATTTTTAAACTGTGATAAAATTCAGTGTGTTTTCAAAAATTTTGAAGAATAATATTATCTGACATATATAAAACATGTTATCATTAAATTCAGGAAAAAAAGTTGCAATTGTATCGGATATTATATATGATGAAGATGATAAAGAACAAAAACATCCGATTGGATATGGCGATCTTCATGGTCAAAATATTTATGTAAAAGAGGAGAAAGATAGAAATGATGATGATGAGAGATATTTAGATGAAGATGATATTTTTGAAATATTAGATGATGATGATTTTAACATTAATAAATACAAAAGACTTCCAATGAGAGATAGACAAAAATTAGTAAAAGCATTAAAACAAAAGATAGAACCATTAGATGATTATCTAGTATCAAAATATCAAAATATGTCATCAAAATTAAATGATAAAGTAAATAAAGAACTTGAATTAGTGACAGGGACAATGATACCAGTTCCAAATGAAGATCCAGAAAGAGTATTTATTACTGGTAAATCAGGATGTGGTAAATCAACAATTGCATGTAAATATGCAAAAGAATATTTAAAAATGTTCCCAAAAAGAAAAGTATATATATTCACAAAACATATTGATGAAAAAGAATACAAAACATTAAAATATTTTGAGATACATCATGAAGATAAAATTTTAGAAGAACCAATTGATATCACAATAATGAAAGATAGTCTTGTGATATTTGATGATTGCGATAAAATTCAAGAAAAAAAGATTCTAAAGAATGTGATGGCATTAATCGCTGATGTTATTGCTTGTGGTAGAAAATACAATATTCATTCTGTTATTCTTATGCACCAATTAATGAATTATAGAGATACGCGCGATATTTTAAATGAATTGAATAAAGTTGTGTTTTACAATAATACATCTAGATATCATATTACTAGATATTTAAAAGTATATGCTGGTCTATCTTCTGATACAATAAAAAAAATCATGGCATTAAAATCAAGATGGTCAATGTTATCGGTTGAACATCCTCAATATCTATTACATGAACATGGTATTTTTATGATTTAAATAGCAAGTGAAACTAATTCATCTGTACTAATTTTTAATTGCTTTGATGTTTTATTGATCATTTTAGCGAATTGATCAATTGTTAAATGATTAAATAAATTTCTTAAAACTGCCCATCTACCGCATGTTGCTGTGTTATCACCTTTTTGTAAGTGATAAGGATTATAATTAATTTTCTCACCAGATCTATACAATAAATTTAATAAATATTTATAATTTTGGTTTGACTCATATTTAAAGTATTCTGGAACAAAGCTTAATTCATCATCTGGAACAAATCCATACGAGTCAAAATGCTCAATACCTTCAGGTGTTCTTAAAATTGTTACCCAATGACCAAATCCTCGTTTAATCTCATATAATAATATTATCGGTAAATCTGGTAAAATATCATAATTTTTTAACTGAGAATAATTCATAATATTTGCATTTGGTATCCATTCCTGTAATTCCTCACCAGATGTTGGTTCAAATACTTTTTGTAACATTTATCTGTATATAATATATATATATATATAATGCATCACAGTGACGAAACTTATTTATACTATAATCTTACCTACGTTAATACTGATTCAAGAGCACAACCAGCATCATCAAGTGAGACAAGATCAGTAGCAATATTAAAGAATCCGAGTGAGTGGAAAATGAGTGTGATTAGATTTGATATTGATACTCACACGATACCAATTAATATTCTAATAATGCAACTTGGATCATTAACCGCTACAACTTCTTACATAACTTTAAAATATCTAGGAAATTATTACACAGAAAATATAGTTTATGTTGAAGAATCATTACGCCCATTTCCTTTTAAATCACCTGCAGTGTATAGTTATCAAAGATTTCTTGATTTTATCAACACAGCAGTTAAAGCTGCTTTTGTTAGGACTTGGGCAGTTGGATATCCTCCGCAGTATATTTTTAATCCACTGACAAATTTAATTGATATTTATGTAGATTCAAACTTTTTACCATCAGCTGGAGCTAATCAGATAGAAATTATTGTTAATAATCCTCTTTATTTATATTTAACGAACTTCGATTATAGTTTCGATTCAGAACCCGGAGGAAATCCTTTATATTTAAATGTTCTAAAAATCGATGATGTAAATACATCTCAAATCCCAGCGTTTGGTTCCAGGGTAGGTTATCCTTTATCAATAGCAAATATAAATACTCAATTCTATAAAATATCACAATTCGCGCAAGGAATGGCAAGTTGGAATTCCTTAAGAAGTATTGTTTTATCGAGTGATTCAATACCATGTCCAAAAGAAGCAATTACTGCTAATCCAGAAAATAGTGCGAATTATTCAACAGATTCTACATTTTCAATTGTAAGCGATTTTTTGGTTCCTATTGAAAATCAAATAACAAATGGACGTGTGATTGCAGAGTATTTACCATCTGCACAATATAGATATCTGAATCTAATTTCAACAGATCCGTTATATATAGTGAGTTTTAAGGTATATTGGACTGATTTCTTGGGTAATATTTATCCTGTTTATTTGTATCCAAGTAATGGAATGAGTATAAAAATATTGTTTCAAAAAAAATAAAATGATTTCCATATTATAATATATGTCTGATCTGTATAAGCAATCTCTTGGTCTAACTGATTTGAACTTTATCCCGACAATTGATCATAGGTTAAATATCAAAAAATTAGAACAAAGAAAATATGCGATTGAAACAACTGCAATTCAAAATACTTATAAACAATTCCCAATCACTGGAGCATCTATCTCTAATTTTTCAGTAACATGCAATCCTCCAAATAATAAAGTTATGATAGATTCTGAGTTTTTCCTTCAATTTAGATTTGAAATGGTTTTTAGAGGTACTTCTGGTGGAGCTGGTATTCATCTGCTTCAAGCAGCTGGACTTCCAACAGCTCCCGGTATTTCTGCTGGTAATGCTTACTATGATTGTCCTAGAGCATGGCCGCTATCAAATGCTCTTAGTAATCTTGAAGTTCGCTTGAATCAAGACACAAATACTACAAATTTGGCGCAATATATTAGAGCATTAACTAGATATCACTCTAGGCCTGCTAATCAGGATTTTTATGATTCTATGACACCTACTATGCTTGATCAATCGCAACAGTATATTGATCTTAATGGTTTTAATAGAGATCCTATGAGAGGATATGGAGATAATGATTTAGCAACACCAAGAGGTGGTTTTATTAATGCTCTCATCACAAGAAATGATTCTTCTGGCACAGCAAATGATGTCGCTATTGTTCAATTGAATGTTATGGAGCCAGTCATCTTATCCCCAATGAATTACGGTGGTGCGAATTTGAAACCAGCTTTTATTCAATTAGATACAATTAGTATTTCTGGTAATCTCGGAGGAAGAGGTAATGGTACTTTCTTTGGTTCAACTGTTGGAGCGCTTTGGAGTCATAAAACACCATCTGTTAGTCCTTCAGTTTTTTCTTCCATTGAGGTCAGTGTTCTTGATGGTTCTGCTCTATTCCAAAATTATACTCCTCCTCTCACAATGGAAATACCTCGAACTATTGTTTATGATTATTCTAAAGCTAATTATCAAGCAACTCAATGGCAATCTCCAATTCCAGCCTCTCCGTTACCTGGATCTCAAATTGCTATTCCTATCTCTAATATTCAACTCAACTCTGTTCCCGATAGAGTTTACATTTGGGTCTCTAAAAGAGATGTTGACTGTAATATGAATGATACAGATACTTTCTTTTCAATTGATAATATTAATATTAACTTTGATAATCAACCTGGTATTCTTGCAACAGCGCAACCAACTGATCTTTATAAGATTGCATTGAGAAATGGATGTAATTCGAGCTTTAGACAATTTAGAAAAGATGTCGGTAGTGTTCTTTGTTTGAAATTTGGAGAAGATATTTGCATGAATAATCTTATTTCTGCTGGTACTCGCGGATCTTATAATTTTGATATGACTATTACATGCACTAATAATTCAGGTGTAACTATTACTCCTACTGTCTCACTTCTTTTTGTCGAAATTGGAACATACACTATTTCTGAAGGTGTTAATACTAAAGCACTCGGTTTGCTTACTCAAAATGATGTTTTAAGAGCACAACAAAGAGGTTTAGTTCCTGAACCTCATCCTGAGAATGTTATGGACTCTATGGGTATGGGTGGTTTTAAATGGTCTGATGTTCTCAATTTCTTTAAAAGGGCTGGTAGAACTGCTATTGATATAGGCAAAAAAATAGTTCCTGTTCTTGCTCCTGAATTTACACCACTTGTTACTGGTATTGATACTGCTGCGAAACATCTTGGTTTTGGAAAAATGAGAGGTGGTAAACAATTGACAAAAGCTGAAATGAAAAAATTATTGAAAGAGTATGAATATGAACATGGTCATAAATTCCCTTAATTTATATATAATTATTTAATTAATTCAAATTAAATAATTTCTCCTCATATATATTATAAATGGATCATAGCAAAAATATTAAGTGCTTATTGTGCAATGTTTTAATGGATTATAGAACTGATGTTTGTACCAAGGTTGATTTAACTCATCTTTTTGATGAAGATGATAGTTCTGGGATGAAATTATTTTTTATTATGTGTAGCGATTGCTTATCTCATTTAATGAAAAAAGATAAAGATGATATACAAAAAGAAATGAATTCATTATTGAATAATGATTTAGATGATGTCAATATCATTAACGACAATGGTACCCTTTTTATTCATGCTTAATATTCTTTTTGTATTTTGTTTCTTTTTCTCTCTATATTTCTCATCATTCATGTACCTATTATTTTGATATTTACCTTCATATATCCTCTTCATATTCCTCTTCTCCTCTATACTTTTTTTTGGTCTTCCTCTTCCTATTTTTTGTGTTAATTCCAATATATTTGTCGACATTTATAGCAAAGTATTATCTTTTCTTTAAGCACTTTTTATGTCTATTATTATCTTCATATTATTACTATCTAGATCTAGGAATTTTTTTCTTTCATTTAATTCTTTTGATTTGATTTTTAATTCAGTTACTGATTCAACTTTTTTCCTTCCTTTCATTCCATCAGTTATGTATTTGTATTTCCTCATGTGATTTACATTACAACATTTTCCTCTATTCTCGCATTCATATTTGATATATTCTTCTCTTGATAATTTACCTTTGTAATTTTCATACAGTAATCTATGCAACCCCACTTTTCCTCCCTTAAAGTGAAAATTTACATATTCTCCCTTTCTCTTGCTTATCGTATGTGTAATATATCCAGTCCATATACAACATTCCTCATCATCAAATAAAGATGTCTCTGTGTATTTTATGATCTTCTTTATGTCATATCTTCCTAATTTTCTTCTTGTGTTTATATCCTTCCTTTGTTTATCAAATAATTCTTTCATACGCTTTTCCTTTGATTTAGAGGACTCATCACATAATACAGATGATATATCCATTTATACTTCTAACAAAGTATGACATTTTTATTTTTTCATACTTTTTGATTTATTGCATTCTATCCTCTTATTTCTCAACATATATTTTAGTAATACATAGGTTATCAATTCTTCGTAATCATATTCATCAAATTCATCTAAACTATTTTTGTAATCGTACTCTCTCGGACATTTTTTTTTTGCTCTACATTCACAATATCTATACCAGGGATCTACTCCTTCCATTGCATGTCTAAATTTTATCCTCATTTGTTCCATCACATCATCGTATGCTGATTTATATTGCATTAATTATAGTCATTGATTATAATTAATTATTGATTAAATTTATTAGAATTTAAAATGGTAACAATCAATACATTTTTTACTATAATATTGTCCATATTTACCATACAACTCTTCAAATTCATTTAGATATAATTCTCTGTCACACATTTCACATACTCTCTTTTTAGTTTGTTTAATGTTATCCTTATAACAGTCTTCACATTGTTTAGAAGAAAATTTACCAAATTTTCCATTTAGTTCTTTGAATTTGACATTAGTTTTCACTTTTTTACAATCAACACATCTCTTTCCATCACCACTCTCCAATAATGACTCTTCATATTCATTGTTCAAACACTCAGTACATGTTTTACCAAAAATTTTGTTTTTCCTCCCATCTGACAATGTTTCTATTGATTTTAATCTAAAATGTAAATATGGTTTTTCGATGTTACATTTTTTACATGATTTAGTATTATAAATAGGTTTTTCACAATTACTCTTTTCTCTTCGTTTCTCCTCCATTATCTTATTATCACATCCTCCACAATTACTTTCATCAAATGCACATTGATTTCCACATATTCCACATCTGTTCTCAACATATTCATCTTTCTTGCATTCATGTTTTGTTCCTTTCTTGTATAATTTGCAACACTCATCACATTTATCTTTACAAATATGTTTCGATCCTTTCCGATAAACTGCATAACAATCGAGACATTGCTCTTTACATATGTGATTTGATCCTTTTCGATATTTTATCTTACAGTCATCGCATTTCACCATGTAATTTGTTGGATTTAACCTGATTTTGCGATCTAAACTTTTTGACGACATTTATAGCGAAATAATATAATCAAATCTTTAGGCCCTT